AAAATTAGCTTTAAATTCTTCAAAATTTTCCTCAGTAACAGCATAAAACTGTAAAGGAAATAAATTTAATCCTTTAGGATGCCCTTGTATTGGTATTTGCTTTTCTACGAATTTAGTTTGTACTTCTACCTGTTTAGGTATAAGACTACAACCACTAGTCAATGCTAGTAGCAGTACTAGACTCGAGATCGTCAAGAATCTTTTGTGTTGCACTATTCACTCTCCGTTCAATTAACCCTGGCTTTCTTAAGGTTAATAATGTTAAATCATGTTCTCTAAATTTCTTTGCTAATTCATCACCATAAGCTTCTGCTGCTGTAAGTTTTACTTTAAGTTCTGAATTTAGCTCTTGTTGTTGTTCGTAATCTTGTGTAAGTTTGTCTATTGTATCCTGGTTTGTTCTTGCCGCAATAGTTAATTTAGCATTATTCTCAGTTAGAGTAGAAAGTCTTTTTTCTGTCAGCCAATAATACCCACCAAAGGCAAGGACCATTGCTACAATAATGCCTATTAATATTTTACTCATCTAAAGCCTTCTTCCATTCTTCATAGCCTTCTATTTTAGCCTCAAGTTTATCTATTCTTTTTGCTAGTAGTGGATAATCTCTTCTCCACTTTACTTCTTTCTTAGCAATTTCTATATCATATCTTTTTTGTAGGAATTCCAAAACAGAATCTAATTTCTTTTGGAACCATGCGCCTGCTTTTGTGTTAAGAAACCACTTACTAAATGCGTTTCCAAATACTGCTGTTACACATGCTATACCTAATTTTACTAGAATTAACAATTCCACCTCCGCCTAGCAGCTTTGCCTCTCTCGCCTGTCCAACCTTTGGACCTAGCACAAAAAGACTTACGCCTTCCTGCTGCTTTACTGCCTTTTTTAAGTTTACTTGGTGGTGTAGTTACTGCTGTTTTTAGATTACCACCTGTTCGTCTATTATACTTGGCTACTCCTTGAGCCGTCATACCAGCACCACTTTCTGTACTTCTTTTGTCTCCAGATTTCTGAGACATTCCTTCCATGTCTTCTTTTAATAAAAACTTATGAAAATCTAACATGCCTACTTCTTCCTTCTGTAAGTTCATACCTTGTCGTGTTGCTTTGTATAGTTTTTTGGCATGATCATCACTATGATTTGGGTGTAATCCCGATTTAAAAGATTTAAAGTCATTGCCACTAGCATGTGCTCTCATCTTTGTTCCACTTATACCTGCAACTCCCTCAGCATCAGGATCTCTCTGTCCTGCTGACAAGATATGTATCTTTTTATAATTATACTCTTTGCCATTATATTTATGAGCTAATGACTTAAACTGTTTTACTCTATCACTACCTACAACCATTGTTGCGTGTGTATGGCCTTCATGATTAAATTTCTTAAGTTGTGCTAAGAAATGTGGGTGTTCTTTTGTAGAATGTTCAAAGTTTACATCAGGATGAACATGTCTTAAATACTCTTTTTTGTGCTCGTGATGTAAAGGATCTGTTTTATTGTTTTGTGAATGACTAACAACCACAGCATGATTTGCACCAATCTTATCCGCGTGAGACTTTACTTTGTCCACGACTTTAGAGTGGCCAGCAGTAGGAGGATTCATCCTACCATATGAAAATACTATGTGCTTATCTTCTGCCATTAATATGCTCCCTGGTAATAGGGATTTTGTCCCAAACTATGATCTGTCATATCTAATATTCCTGTTATTTCAGGAACTTTCCCTAGTAATACTTCTTCTATTCCTTGAGTTAATGTCATATCTACTGCGCTACAACCTTGGCAACCTCCGCCAAATTGTAATACTGCTTGTTTTTCTTTTGTTATCTCATAAAGTTGAACTTGTCCGCCGTGCATTGCTAACATAGGATTTATATCATTAGTAAGATAATAATTAACTTTTTCTTCTAAAGTAGAATTTTCATCTAATTTAGATACTTTAGAATTGGGTGCTTTAATAGTTAGTGAGCCACCATATGTATCCTCTGAATGATTAAGAATACACTCGTCTAAATATTTTTCATGTTTAGGTTCTACATATAAATCAAAACCATCATAGTTTATAATATTTCTATCACCTTTCTCAGACTCTTTCAAATAAGATAGCGTTACTTCTGCCTGAGGTGTGCCAGGATTATCTACTTGTAATAGAATATTCGTCCTGTCACCTTTAGGATCTTGAAGATTCTGAGATTCAACCAGATTCTTTAAAAAAGTTATCGCTGTGTCTGTTACTGTAATATTCATTTATCCACAACAAGTGCAAGTACAACATTTACAGCATTTACATTTACTTTGCATGTCTTTTCTCCTTAGTCTTTGTTGAAATTAGCAGCGCTAAATTCACTCCTGTCTACAAATTTAGAAGGCCTGCCATTTCGTATGGCAACAAAACCTTCTGGTTTACTAGGTGCCCCAGCTATTTCATGTCCCCATTGGGACTTCTGAGACATCGTCTTTGTAATAATATTCTTTGCCGCTTGAAGATGTTTGTGCATATTCATAGGGCCTTCAAAGTGTTCTTTATTCTTATTTATATGTCCTATAGTGTTATCTTTAGTAGTTTGATGCTTAGCTTTAGCTGCATCTGTTTTAACACCATCTATCTTCTTCTGGTGTTTAGCACTAGCATGTGCTACGAAACCCTCATGTGAGTATTGTTCGCCTGTTCTTATAGTGTGGTTAATATATACTTTCTTAGCCACAGCGTGTTTCTGCATTGTTTCGTGGTGCTCATCAGGGGTATTTTTAAAGTGTCCTACTGCTTGTTGTAAGTGGTGGTCTACTTGTTTTCTGTCCTCCATAGAGTATCTATGAGTGCTTGTATCGTGATTAGCGTCCATCATGTGTACATCTTTATGCTTTTTAAAGTTACTGTGGTCCACAGCACCATGTACAGCTTTCAAGCCTTCAAAAGTCTTACCTTCGTATTTTGTATGTACTGCTAGTCCTAATTTAGAATTAGCAGCTGCTTTACCATGATCTGAGTCATGTGGTGCATGATATGTAAGAGTATTAGGTGTAAACTCTACTCTATTACCTTTCTTTTGTACATCACCTTCTGTGTGCATTATATCTGCTTGATATATACCATCAGGCTCTATTTTATGTGCGTGGTCTAATGCTCCTTTTAACTTTTTAACAAGTCCAGGTGCATGTCCATGATTAGCCTCTATATCTTCGTGTGTATGATTAATCTTAGGATCTTTATTGAATGCTGATTTGGACGCTACAAAAAACTTGCCATTTTCTGGGTGTTTACCAAATACTACAGCAGGACTGCCATCATATTTAATTGTAGTCTGTGTCTGTCCAGAACCCTTACCTTGTAATCCATTATGCACATCATTTAATGTATGAAACGCATGTCCAAAACCTTCTTTACCAGCGTGAATAACATGATCCTCGACATGTTCAAGGTGCTTGAGCTTGTCTTCTTCTGCTGCTTGTTCTGTTAAAAAGTTCTTGAATCTCATATCAGTATTTATAAGTCCTTTAATTTAATAAAAGGAAAGTTTATCCTTTGTTTTATTGTACCTCGTAGTTTTTTGACTTCAGAAGTTTTTAAAGGAGTTTTAAAATAAAGCTCGTCTCCTAAATCATATACTGTTTTGTCTACACTATGGTCTACAGAGCCATGTTTTCCCTTTCTATCTAATGTAATTATTATTTCTGTCTTAACTTTTTTATGTTCCTGTGCATATATTCTGTTTATAAACTCTCTATCTCCATAATGATGTCCTGTAAAAGACTCATCATAACCACCAGCTTTCCAAAAAAGATCTTTATGTATAGCAAAACAATTAAAATGTCCAGGGTGATTAGATACTAATTGATCAAATGATTTGTATGCCCTATGATGTGCAATATAATCAGACTCCCATTTAATTTTTTTAAGTCTAGCAATATCACCTTCATACATAAACATATCCATATCTAAAAACTGTATGATATCTGTTTGTGCGTATTTTGCTATTAAATTTCTACAACCGTGAGAATTAAATCCGAGATTTCTTGTACATTTCCAGAGTTGAAATGTAGGTTGCCAATCTTCTAACTGTAAATGACTATCTATTATATCCTTGGCAGGAAATATTTCTGAGCCATCATCTACTAAAAATATATCAACATTTGCAGGCCAACGCTGCCAGATTTTAATCTGTTGTTTTAATCTATCTGGCTCTTCGAAGTAGGTATAACCAACAGTTAATCTATGATTCTCCTTGCTTCGCGAGTACAGTTGCGTCTTCTGCTGGGAAGTCAATAGTATCTCCGTTTTGTAATTGAAAGGCTTCATTATGTGTTAAGCTGTCTTTAAAATAAACTTCATAACCTGAGAATATTTCTACAGTATTAGGTTTTGTTTGTCCCTGTAGCATGTGGTGGAACTCTTTTACGAATTCTGCTATTTGATCTAGCTGAGGTTTCTCGTCATCAGGTATATCCATGTAACCAATAATATATTCATTACTGCCTACAGGATGCCACATAGGAAAATCCGCATTGTCTGGGTTTTTAGATTCCCAGATTCTAGTGGATGCTACTATTTTGAGGCTTTGCATTGTATAACTCCAAATTGTCTTTTACTCTGCTAATATCTATATCATTATCAGAGGCAATTTTTTGTGCTGTATGTTTCCAATAGGCTTTGAACTCTCCATGTAATGCTCTTTTCTCGGCATTAAGACAGTTAACCACTCTACGAATTGCTGTTGTCTTGTTTCTCATTATATACTCCTATACGATTTCTTAGAGATGTACTAGAAAAAGTATGATCTCTCTTGTTGTAAACGATTTTAATTTTACGATCTAAGCATATTTGCTTTGCCGTAAACTCCTTGTTTCTATATTCATCACCTAACACTCTAACATTTAAAGGTAAGGTAAGAAATAGATCTTCCAGTTCAGGCTCTGTAGAATACATCACAATCTCGTCAACAAATTTAACTGCTGCTAACTGTATTTGCCTCTCTACAATAGTCTGTATTGGTTTGTTCTTTTCAGGACGATCTATGTTAGGATCAACCTGTAAAGCTGCTATTAGATAATCACAATGGCGCTTAGCTTCTTCTAACATTACAACATGTCCTGCATGTAGTAAATCAAATGTAGAACAAGTTATACCTATGTCGCCACAGTTTTTATAATCTAATCGCATAATTCCTCTTCCCACATTTCTACGACTTCTTCAACGAAGCCTAGAAAGTCATCTTCAATGGCTCTTTCATCAAATTGTTCTTTAAACCAACCACCTGACTCTTCTTGATTCTTTTCATTAACATAAACACCTGCAAAGTTTAGAAACTCATCTTCATAGGACATGCTAATTTTTATGTCAGGATCAAAGTCTCTTAAATGTTCTATAAGATTGAATAGGAAGACCTGAGGAGATATCCAGGCGGATTTCACTTCTACTTCTGTCCCCATAAACTTTGTAATATGTGCCTTACGAGGACCAACCCATGTTTCCATAAATTCTTGGTCTACAATTTCTTGATTAGTTCTAAAGAAGTCTGAAAATTCTAAAGACCTTTCTTCATAAGTTTCTATGAACTCGAAAATCCTAATGAATTCTCTCTCAGATTCATGATCACCTTTAACAAATTTAATTGTTGAATATACATTATTTGCCATATTTTACTTCCCTCGATCTAACAAATTCCTGTGCCATTTCAATAGCATCATTTTCACCCTTTTGCTTGTCTTCATTAAAGACATAGTTTGTAAATGGTTTCTTGTCAGGCGCAAGGTTATCATAATATATAACCTCGTGCATGTGCGTTTCCCGCGTGCCACCTTTATATTCTACGGTGGCTTTGAATTCGTTATCTCCGAAGGTAGTAATCATTCTACAGGGTACTTATTTCCTGCAAAGTTGAACCTTCTGCTATTAAGTATGTCCAGTTTCTCCTGGTTCTCTGCTATAATAGCAATTTGTGTATCAAGGGCTTGTACTACATCTGGATGCTCGCCTATACCTGCAGGGTTTTCTAAATATACCCTAACATTGGCTTTTGCTGAGGCTATGTTGCCTCTGTATTGTTGTTCCAGTGCTTCTATAAGTTCTTTACCTATTTGTGTATTTGCCATTGACTCTTGTCCTTTAAATTAGTTGGGTCTTTTATTTCATCTGTCGTACCCAGGACAGATATATGTTTTATGTTCCAGGTTTTTAACGAGGTCCTTCCCTCTCTCCTTTTATTTATAGTTGGTCTTTTGGCCTCTGACGACCTCGGTGTACCAAACCTCTCTGTTAGGTCTGTTTGAATTATTATATGACCTAAAAATATGGAGCACATGCGCTAGTTCCCGACTTATAGTGCTCCATAACACTTAGCCTAGCTAAATGATACGCCAGCTTTAAAAGCTGCTGCTATCATCGCTCTGCTAGGAGTACCCATTCTGTAGGTAGGATTACCTTGAGAATTGGTATTGGTGTAAATAGGATATCCCTGTCCTCTAAGAACATGAATCTTAGCAGGAAGTCTATTTACTTTTAGCTTGTGCGTTGCTACTGCATTGCTTAAGCTATTGCCTTTATTCAAAAAGTTTAAAACCTTTTGAGTTTGGCTCACTTTACGAGTTGCCATATTAGCTCTCCATATTGTTGTCGGCACCATTGCCGTTTAAGTTTGCACCTTCGTTCACGATGCGAGTCGTTCCCTTAGGTACATTCCGATATACGACCTTCTGGAGTGCGTCTCTAACATCAAAATTAGTCTTGATGTCCTCTCTTTCGAGAAGAAAAGTAGAAGCATCCTTCTTGGTCATAGCTTCCGGCAATTCAGCGAACCAAGTATCTTGGTTGCCTTTGGCCGTAAGTTTCTTAATGCGAGATACCATATCGTTACCGAACCTAGCCTTTGTTTGGCCTGTTTCAGTAACAGAATAGCCTGCATATTTAAATAGTTGATCAGTCATAACAGCGTTTCTCCATTTTTTTAAATATAACCATATTATAGACTCTTGTTAACCAAGAGTCAACCTTTAATAGGACCAAAAGCATCAAGCTGCTAATCTAGTTAGCACCCTTTCCTTACGATACGCAATACCTTTTTTGTAACAATAAAAGCCATAATCTGTCCAGCCTTCATGTTTACAATCCTCGGCTTGAATATCCCAAGCAAGGGCTTGCCTGAAATCTTTTGCGCCTATATCCACAAGACCTGCAAGGTGCTCTTTAAGCTCCTTCCAGTTCTCAGTTTGCATTCTCTCCATACGAAGAGCCTCTTGATGAGACTCCTCAGAGAGATCGTCAAGAACTTTTTCAAGCTCTGGGACTGAAAGATCATTGTACATACCACGAGGCCTAAAACCCCTAGCGTCCTTATGGACATCACTGATATAAGTCAGTAACTGTTCTTTTTCTGATAATTCTTCCCAAGTTCTCATAAAGTTCTCCTAAACTAATTAAGCTACTAAATCAAGGTCTGCTAAACCGTTTTGTTGCATACCTTGTTCTGAAAAATCTACACTGCTAAAGTTGTGACCTGCATTTTGTAGTTTTAGATCAATAAATGGGCCTACTGCTGTATCTGTGTAGATTTCCCAAATACCATCATGTTCTACTTTAGCGTGGTACCAAACATCTCCATCTGCTTTATCTTCATATTTGATAATTTCAATGGATTTAACAAAAATCGACTCTGGACTGTTAGGTCCAATATCACCAGTAACTGCTGAATCTTCAGGATTTCTAGTGTAATAAGAATCTTGTGATAATTCACATACTTCATTAACTTCGATTTTTGATTTTGTTTCAACTATTAACATATTTTTCCTCACTTTTTTAGTTTATAGTACTATTATGCACTCTGAGGAACCAAAAGTCAACCTTTTTTTCAACTCTTTTTCGCTGTTATATCAGTAACTTAGGCTTTTTCTTCGATTTCTTTTGGTGTTTTCCACACTAATTTCACCCCTCTACGGGTCAATTCATTGATAAATTTGTTTTTATGCTTCGGTTTGCCAGTGTTTATGGCTTTTATAAGTTCCTCGGTTGAGGTGTTTTTGCAGTAGTGATGTTTCCATCTCCACCTGTTTGTATTTCTTCCGTCTTTATTCTTAATATATTCTTTCTCGCTGGGTTTGAATTTTGCGGGCATCACTTTTCTCCATTTTTTAGTTTGCTAATCTCCTCTCCGTTAGTTTTAATCTTGGCATCTTGCATAGCGTCAACTAATTTTTGTGCCCTCTCTTGATCTGTGTCTCTGTGTAAGTCAGGATCAACTATCTTCTCTAACTTCAAAAATTCTATACGGGTGTTAGGGACATATCTCCAGGTATAACCATCGTCTCCATATACACCAAATACTGTTTCTGATAATCCTATTTTTACTATCAAGGCAGGACTACCATCTAATATTACCTTGTCGCCTTCTTTAAAGGCAGGGTTAAAACGGAACTTAGCACCTTTAACAAAAGATGATGCTGCGTCCCGTATAGATAACCCGACTATAAGAGTTAGTAGGAAACCTATAAACTCTATATAGTATGCGCTTAGTTCGATTGTGGGCATTAATTTTTACTGTGGTCTGTACTTGTACTGTTTACATACAATCCAAACCAAGCAGCCCCTGCTCCTACAACCACACTAACAAGCCCTGCTTGTTCTGCTCCTGGTGATGGTAATGCCATGAACCAGTTTGTTACTTCATATAATAAGTAGATATACATGCTAATAAATGCACGAGGAAATAATCTCCATCTACTAAAATACTCTGGTGCAATCCAAATCCAACCTCTATCGTCAGGTGCACTCCACCAAGGTTTTGCTGCTGGTGCTTCTGGTTCGTCTCCAGGTATCTGTGCTTTTAGTGCTTCGTATTCTTCTAAACTTAAATTTACATCTGAATTTCTATCTGCCATTTGTAAATAACTCCCATTGATTTTTACTTTTTCGCTTACACTTCAATAAATGATTTGTAAGTTCATTAGTATTTATATCACCTGAGAGCCTGGCAAACGGAATATACCCTAATCTCATCTCTGGATTAATTTTAGTAGGTAGCATATTGCTTTCTAATAAATTAGGTAATTCTAGTTTATCTTTTAATCTTATATGTGCTTCCTCAATTTTCTCCCAAACTGCATTATTAGGAGATACTTCTTCTCCTAACCAGCAAAAGAAACTAGGTCTGCATATATCCTGTGGTACATACTGTTCTTTTTTAATGTCATAGTCCTCAGAAAAAGCAATCTCTGCAAAATGCTTTCCTACATGAGGATAATTTATATACAAATAACCAGGCAATCTAGTCAATGTAAAACTATCAAAGTCTGGAGAAAATAGTTGCATTGTAGTATTTCCTGCCATATATCCCCATCTAGGTGGATACCCTTTGTCTACTAATTCATAATAATGAATAAGATTATTTAACCTTGACATCTCAGGATCATCCTCATTATCTGCAAAATATTCATGCAAGGCATTCAAATCATTTGTAGGTTCTTTGCCTAACATGTAAACAATTTTATCTATCTCAGATTTTATTTCTTCCTTTTGTTCTCCCATAAAGTAAAACTCTCTACTCTCATGGATATTCTCATCTAAAAATTTAGCAAATCTTTTTGCCACCAAGGTATCTAATACCTCGAACTCAATATCATTAAAATTTAATGTCGTCATATTTATCTCCAGATTGTCCTCTATCGAATACTGGTACATCTATATTAGAATCTGTTATAGCCTGTTGTGCTGAGTCTTCTAAATCATATAATTTCATCTTAGCTCTATCAACACCTATCATAAATCTTTTATTTCTTGTAGGATCAGCATATCTGTTTTTTAACTGTTTAATCATAAACTGCCCTAATTGTTCTAGTTCTTCTGTACTAATAATAGCAAACATTAAGTCTGCTGTAGCAGGCAAACCAAAACTTTCTGAGGTGTCTGTCAAATCTACATCACTGCTGTTATAACCACCTCTTGTTGTTTGTGTAGCACTAAAAATAGGAACATCCTGTTCTACTGCTAGTCCTCTAAGTTCTTCTGCAATACTCTTAATAATTGTATATGAATTAGCACTACTACCAGGCCTAAATCGAGAACTTGTGCATATGTTTAAGTAGTCTATAAAAATAATATCTGGATGAAAGTTTCTTTTTAGTTTAAGTTCATTTAATAATGCTTTAAAATGTCCACTATGTGCAGATGCTGTAGGATATTCTTTAACAATTAATCTACCTTCATACTTGTCTTTTAATGTTTGTATTCTATCCTGGTACATAGGTTTAGATAAGTCTTTCAAATCCATAATAGGAATATTCATAAGATTAGCATCTATTCTTTCTGCTATTCTCTCTTCTGCCATTTCTAATGTAATATAGAGTACACTCTTGCCTGCTGCAATGTTAGCAGACGCCATATGACACATAAACAGGGATTTACCTACACCTGTGCCTGCTAATGCTATGTTTAATGTCTTGTTAGATAAACCACCTTCTGTAATTTTATTAAACAAATCTAAGTCAAAAGGAACTTTTTCTTCTAGTCTATTGTAGAAATCATATCGTTTATCAGCATCTTCTATAAAGTCGTGTCCTACATTAGTATCAAACCCTACTTGTAATGCCTCAGTCAACATCTCAGGTAAAGCATCAGGAGTCTTATCCTTACTCTTACCATCAATAATTTGTATGCCTTCTAATACTGCATTAAATACTGCTTTATCTTTACAGAACTTTTCTGTTTGATCTACGAGCCATTGTAATTCCTGAGGTTCTTGTTCATATTCAAATACTGTTTTTAGTAAACCTCTTTGTTCTTCTGTAGCTCTATCAAATGCAACAGACATTGCCTCTATTGTAGGAGGATTATTATATTGTTCTATATAATTTTTAATCTGTTCAAACGCATACTTATGATCTGCGTCAGAAAAATATTCAGCCTTTATAAAAGGCAATACTTTCCTAACATACTTTTCGTTTTTAACTAGATTAACTAGAATTACAGTATCAAGCATTAAACTTCTTCCTTGTACTCATTATAAACTTCTACAACACAAGGTGCACAAATATACACCTCTCCTTCTTCATTGTGAAAACAGTAAGCCTTATCTTTTTCTTCTATAGGTTTTTCACACCTATCACACTTTATCGTATTCTGCTTGGACATCTTCCTCACTCAAGTCGTCTGCCATCATTTCTACAGAACCGACTGTATATTGTTTCTGTACCCATTGACCAAACTTCTTGTCTGATAATATAGGTATCCAAAAGTCTTTACCTAAGTCCTTAGCTCTTACTTTAGGATCTACTGCCTCACCTGTTTCCATATCAACTCTCTGATACCAACCATTACTAGGTTTAATTACATAACCAGATGCTAGTGCCATGTCTAATAATCCAGACCATCTACTAATACCATCTTCCCATGTAACTTCTACAGGAATTTTAGATTTCTCTCTAACAAACCTGGACTTTTCAACATTAATTACAAATTCATAACCTGTAACTTCTGTTCCTGTCTTTTGTTGTCTCCTACCAATAATAAAAATATTATCTGCAGAATAGTAAATACCTGTACCACCACTAACCACATCTTTAGGAAACAATCCTATCTCTTTATATGTGTGATTAACTACGATTGCAGGTATATCTTTAATTGTTAAATGAGGTGTAATCATTCTAAACAGTGACTTCATTTGTTTAGCTCTTGTCATATCAGCAACACTCTTACCTTCTAAGGCATCTTCTACTTCTTTCTTAGAAGCTAAGTTACCTACAGAGTCTACAATAATCATGACATGATCGTCTCTTTCAAAGTTATTTAACTGTTGCATTACATCATGTTTCAACTGTTCAATATCTGAGATAGGACTATGTACCACTCTTTTTGTATCTATATCAAATGTTTCAAAATAAGACTGAGGAGCTCCAAACTCACTATCATAAAATAATACGACACCATCGTCATATTTGTCTAAATATGCTTTTGCCAATAACATAGCAAACGCTGTTTTAAAGTGTTTACTAGGACCGGCAAATACTGTTAGACCTGGTGTTAGACCACCGTCTAACTTACCACTCAAAGCAACATTCACTGCTGGAACAGATGTCTGTATCAAATCTTTTTCATTAAAGAATTTAGATTCAGTAAGGATATCTGTTTCACGAATAGTAGAATTTTGCTTTATTCTATCAAGTAATTTACTCATCATCTCTCCTACTTTTGTTGGCCTCTAAGGCCGTTTTCATAATATTGTTCTCATTATAGCATAATGAAGAAGCATGGGTCAAATCTTTTGGTAAACAAGTTCCCCCAAAACCTGACTTTCCATCTGGTCCAGGAACTTGCCAATGATTGCCCAATGTTTTATCTGACATAAAGAATTCTTTGACATCACGATAATCTAGATCGTATATATCGCAGACTCCTTTTATATCATTTGCTAATCCTACATTAACTGCAAGAAAAGCATTCCTGTATATTTTTATTGTAGATGCTACGCCTGGAGATGTAATAAATCTTTGTTTTAAAGTTCCAGCTGTAAAACTACTCCCCATCCACAATAAGAAATCTTGGTGTGTATTAGGTATGGCACCTATAAGAAGAGGTATCTTATTATCTAAAACATCCTCCTTCCAATGTTTCTCTCTCAAAAATTCTGGCATAATTATTGCACCATATTTTCTAACAAAAATTGTTGCCTGATCAGGACCTATTGTACTTCGTATTACAGGTAATACTGTATCTGCACATGATCTTTTAGTTAAATCATTTAATACTTTATCTATAATAGAGTCGTCTAATTTTCCGTCCTTTAGGTTAGTTGGAACACAAATAAAAGCATATTGGATACCTTTCCAATTTTCTATTTCCTCACCTTGTTCAGGATCATGTATTAGGATTTCAGTTCCAGGAAAGAACTCATCCAATAAAAACTCTGTAGCTTTACCTACAAATCCGTATCCGATGATTGCAACTTTTTTTGTATTTCCTTCCATTGTTTATCTATCTCACTTTGTTGATCTTTAAGACACTTATCCTGAAATTTAATCTTATGAGATTCTAGTTCTGGATTCAAGAGTTTCAATTTGTTCCTCTTTCTTCTTTGTCCAGTTCTTTTCATTGCGTTCTTTTCCTTTTACAATTTTTGGTGTAAATTTTGATGCTCTAAGTCTTTCTAAAGCACCCTCCCTTCTAGCATTTATGCCTTTTTTATACCACGCTCTTGTTCCCATTATATCTCCTCAATAATTCCTAGTATTTCAGCAACAAAAAATGCTCCTAAAAATACTTGCCATGCCCATGGTTCCATGAATACAAATGGTATCACACAACCGCCTACTCTAAAACCACTTTTCCATATGCTATATATGAAGTGGCTATCTCTTTCGTCTTTATTTTTCATGGTATTTTTATACTCCAAATTACTGCTATTTGTTTTCCTTCAACACAAATTTGTTCAAACTCTTTAGGATCTCTCATAGAAGCATATACTTCATCTACTGCCTCCATTGTACCTGGATGCTTTGTATCGTAATCATCTATAACCATACATTCTGTTCTGTCTACCCAATATTCTAATGCTTGTTTACAGTTTCCATATCCGTGAGCGCCATCATAAAATAAAACATCATACCATTCATCTGTTTTGTAATCTGGTGTCCAAAATATTTTTTCCCATGTAATGTTATCTTTACCTTCTATATTTTCCTTAAACTGTTTTAATTGTTCCTCTCCACTTATTACTAAGCTCTTGAAAAATTCTATGTTAGGATTGTCTTCACTCCAAACATTAGGAATACCACTAAAGGAATCAATAGTATGAATATTCCAATCTTTATCTGCTTTGTTAAACTCATCAGCCCATGCTATAGCAGATTTACCTAAATAAGTTCCTATTTCAATTAGATTACCTTTATCAGGTAACTGACTTACAATTTGTTCAAACGGCCACTCATTAGGCCAAAAACTTTTAATCATCTAAACAAGTCCTCCAATGTTGCTTGTGGTTCCGTATTCCAACCTATAGGATTGAGAATGTTCTTTAAAGGTTCCACAAATGCTTTTTCAAATATTAAATCATAGTCTACATACTTATGAACATCAAACTCTGAAGGTAGTTTTGTAACAAAGGCAATAGTATTCTCGCCTATATTGTTAGGTTCCTTCAAGTATAAGAATTTAATCTTATCACCTTCTTGTATCTGTTCATACTTAACAAACAAATTATTTTTCTTAATTAGATTGTTGTAGAGTAAACTGCCTCGGACATGTATAGGTGTGCCTTTTGTGTAAATATCTGAGGAAGAATAGTACTTCCGCAAATTATTACAACCTCTAGGAAAGGCAATATCCTCAGCTGCCAGGGCGTTGAACTCTGCTTTTGTTTTCTCGATATAATCATGTAACTCCTCTTCCTCAGAAGTAAGTACAAGACGAACTGCCTCTTTCAAACTATCTCGAACAGGACCTGGTGTCGAGGACCTTACAATTTCTAAACCCATAACCTTTAGTTTAGGATCTTTTAGTCTTAGTCCTTCATCATCTAATACATTCAAGGCATATCTTTTCTTTGCCACAAACACACCTTTGTCTGCGATAACCTCACGCTTGAAGAATATTTTCTTTTCAAAGGCATTAGTGTAATTAGCAAGTTTAATCATTGCCTGATCTATAGCAGGCTCTATCTTATCTGTTCCTATCTTATCTAGGAGTTCTGTAATTTTAGAAGTATCCTTGTCAGGGAAGAAGTTATCTACCATGTTCTTACAAGTTACATAGCAAGAGTCAGTATCACTATAAAAAGAATATACTTTGTCATCTGTGCCACATACTTTGTTCATATAGGCATCGAGAGCCTTAGCAGTATCTCGAATAATTAATTGTCCTGACATTGTAATGCCTTCTGCTATTCTATCATCATAGAATCTAAAATACTGATTAGCAAGGGCACCATATAAGCTGTTTAGTTGAATCTTTCTAGCCATCTGGAAATTGTTGTATTTAGATATCTCATTCTTGTGATGTAAGGCACCTGTTTCTTGAAAGTCTGCTTGTGCCTTCTGCATTAGTTTCTTGTATCTTAATCTGTCATCAAAGAACTTTTGTACAATCTCAGGAAACAAACCTCGCTTGTCCCTTGTATAACAGGAACCATTGCCTGCCATAGTATAGTTCTTTTCCTTAAGTTTATCTAACTGATATCTATCTAGTTGATCGTCTACTGTTACATCATATTTAAATCCAGGAACAATAGTTTCAGGACTCATGTTATGTTGCATAAGGATAGAAGGATATAGACTTGTAGCATCGAAACTTGCCACCCAATCATAACCTCCAGGGACAGGTTCTTGTACAAAAGCACCTTCTATTTGTCTATCTTTTCTACCACCACCTTGGTGTATAACAATGTCCTTCTCCCACAAATGATTGTAGAGTAAACTATCCCAGGTTCTAACTGCTGAGAATACATCATTATAATTACACTTGGCATCATATGCCATTGTAATAGCAAGTTCAATAAGTTTCATTTTATCTTCTAACTCATCAACAAGAACTGTATCTATAATATTATATTCTACAAACCTATTCCAATCTTTCTCATAGAACTCTTTAAATGTGTCAAAGCCTGACTCTAGTTTTCTTTTACCTAGTTCTGTCTCTGCAATAAAGTCTAGTTTATAAGACTCTCGAGTCACATAAGTAAACTTCTTATATAAGTCTAAATAATCTAATTGTGCAACACCTGTAATTTCAAATGCTGTCATCTCCCTACCTGCTGCAAACCTAATAGGGCGTTTGTTAATTAACTTAAAAGGAGAGAATCTTTTGTGTTCGTTCTCACCTAGTACCCTAACTGTTCTTGTAATAAGATAAGGCATGTCAAACAAATTACTATTCCAACCTGTAATAATATCAGGACAATTATCCTCCCACCATGAGAGGAAAGATTCTAATAATTCTGCCTCAGTTTCACACTTGATATAATCTATATCTAAATGACTTGTAGTTTCAGTTGGAGTGAACTCTCCCAGACCAAAGGTTGTTATCTTCTTGGTGTTGTTGTTTTGTAGAGTTATAACTAACACCTTCTCGCTAGGAGAGTCCACATTCGGGAAGCCACCTTCACTCGTTGTTTCAATATCAATAGAGTAAATGGCTATGTGCTTAGCATCCCATGCTACAACACCAGGATATTTCTCGGTGATGTATTGGTATGCGTAATAGTTTTGTCCAAAGATAGGATAGTTTTCCACATCTTTGTATCTGTCAAAGAAGGCAGTTGCCTCCTTATTATTGTCGAAGCTAATAGGCGACACTTGTTCGCCATATATAGATCTGTATTTAGAGGGTTTGTCAGACTTAACAAATAATGTAGGTCTAAAATCTCGTCTGGCAGTTACTCTACTACCATCTGAGTCGACACCTCGGAACAATATTTTGTCCCCGTAATGTCTAGCATAAGTATAAAAGTTCATAACAACACCTTAATCATAATATACACATTATAGGCTCTTTCGAACCTAGAGTCAATTAGATTTCTTTAACTCTGGTCCTATTACGCAAGTGGCCTTCTGCTATATCTGCTTTACTTGCGCCATGATAAGAAACAGCATGATGTTTGTGTATCATTAGTTCATTGATATTTGTATTACCATCTAAACTAATAAATTCACCAAGTATCCTACCGTATTTTCCTTTTTTATCGAGCCTTGTTTTGAGTATAGCTCCATCTTTGATTTGTTCCG